TATGAGTCTAATAGAATTGAGAAACGAAGCAGCCAGCGTTGGTCTAGGTTTACACGAATTAACAAAAATAGTTGGAGAAAGCGGGAAAACTGTTGCATCATTGGGGAGTACAACATCAGACGGTACAAGAAAGTTCTCACAAATGATTGTTGCACTAACAACTGCAACACGAGATATTGGTTATATGGGTATGTCGGCAGGTGAGCAATCGCAGTATCTATTAGATGAGTTAGAAATTAGACGACAGTTATCTAATACTATGGAAATGCAAAATTTAGATTCGAACAAATTGATTGGATCAATGAGAGAACAGTTTATTCAGCAAACTGCATTATCTAGATTGACAGGTCAAGATGTTAGAGAGGCTATGAAAGCAACTCAAGAATACCGTAGACAATCGATATCTGCTGGTATTTTAGCAACATTAAATGAGCGTCAAGCATCTACATTAAATGATGTTGTAGGTCAACTAGCTGGGCTAGGGGATACTGCACCGATGGTTACGGCTGCTTTGAATAGTTTAATGACAGTAGGTGCACCTGATGTTGGTTCTCCTGAATTTACAGGTTTTTCTGCAATGTTACAATCTGCAGGCGTTGATATAAGAAGTGCGTTATCTGGAATACAACAAGCCGTTTATTCAGGTGATAATAGTCGAGCAGATTATCTTGTTCAAAGTTTATTAGCATCGATTAAAAATATATCAGGAGAAGACAGATTTAGACTTGCACAATATGAAACAGTAGGTGTCGGCGGAGCAGGAACAGCAGGTATGGCATCGATGCAAACTGCAGCATCTAATGCAGCAACGTCAATCGGTACTTTTACAACTGCGTTAAACGAATCTATTAGACAAGTCAGAGCAGAAATAGAATCAGGTGCAGTATCTTTTGTCGGTATAAAACGTGATTTTGAAGTAACACAAGAAAACTTAATGGCTTCAATGATGAACATGGCATTAGCGATGACAGGAACAGATCCTGCCAACGAACAAGAGTTTAGAAATGCAATTACTGGTGTGTCTGGAACAGCAATGGATATGGCAGAAGCTACAAGATTGTTATCTATAACTGTAGGAGAAGCTGGCGCAGAAGCCAGAGATCGACTAGTAGCAGCATTTAATGATAGTGCGCTCGGTCAAGCTATTGCTGCAACGATTCCTTCATTAACAGGCGCTTTAGATGGGATAAACTCAAACATTGAAGCATTACAAGCTACGGTGGCGCAATTTCGCAACGACAATAGAAGACCATAACACTATTAAATGATAAGATAAATACACTACAAAACAAAAGAGATATAAAAACATGTCATGGAAGAAACACTTCACTCTATATCAAGGACAAGATACTAGTGCAGCTAAACCTAGTAGTGCTAGCCGCTTTCAAAGCTGGCTACCTGAAGTTTATAGCGGACAACCTAATCGTGTAGAACGTTATGCACAATATGACCAAATGGACATGGACAGTGAAGTAAACGCTGCACTTGATATTATTGCAGAATTTAGCACACAATTAAACGAAAAAACTAATATACCGTTTGAGTTTAGGTATAAAGAAGATGCTACCGAAAGCGAAATCAGAATATTAGAGCAAACATTGCAACAATGGTGTAACTTGCAAGACTGGGACCGCAGAATGTTTAGAACATTCCGCAACATTATAAAATACGGCGACCAGTTTTTTATACGTGACCCTGAAACATGGGAATTGTATTACGTAAATCCTGTAGATGTAACTAAAGTTATTATTAACGAAGCAAAAGGTAAAGAACCTGAACAATATGTCTTAAAGAGCATCAATCTTAATATCAAAGATAAAACTGTTAGTAAACCAGTTCAACTTGCACAGTCTTACAGCACTGTTAACAGCACTGTTAGATCACAGGTTGTAGATAGAACTCCTGTAGGTAACGGCGCAAATTATCAATCAAACTTTGGTAACATACAAGAATACAGTGTCGATGCAACTCATGTTGTCCATAGTGCATTGACTGAAGGTATGGATAGTGACTATCCGTTTGGTAGTAGTATACTAGACCCTATCTTTAAAACTTACAAGCAAAAAGAATTACTTGAAGATAGTATTATTATCTATCGTGTTCAAAGAGCACCTGAACGCCGTGTGTTTTATGTTGACGTAGGTAACATGCCTGCAAACAAAGCGATGGGCTTTGTTGAGCGTGTTAAAAATGAAATACACCAAAAGCGTATTCCTAGTAGAACAGGCGGCGGCACAACTATTATGGATGCAGCATATAATCCTTTGAGCATTATGGAAGATTATTTCTTTGCTCAGACTGCAGAAGGACGTGGTAGTAAAGTAGAAGTATTACCGGGCGGCACTAACTTAGGTGAGATTGACGATTTAAGATATTTTACAAATAAAATGTTAAGAGCGTTACGTGTTCCTTCGAGTTACTTGCCAACTGGTCCAGATGACGGAACAGCAACATATGTCGATGGTAAAGTAGGAACTGCATTCATTCAAGAATACAGATTCAATCAGTATTGTAGAAGATTACAAAATATTATTAGTCCTGTATTTGACAAAGAATTCAAACTCTTTATGAAAAATCGTGGTATTAATATCGACAGTGGTATTTTTGAACTTAAGTTTACTGAACCACAATCGTTCAGTGAATATAAAGAAATCGAAGTTCATGCTGCCCGTGCTAACGTATTTGCTAACTTGGAACCTGTTCCATACTTAAGCAGACGTTTTGTATTAAGCAAGTATCTCGGCTTAACTGAAGACGAGATAATAGAAAATGAACGTATGTGGGAAGAAGAAAATAAACCAGGAACCACACCCGAATCAGAAAGCACACCGGGATTAGGTAGTGTAGGTGTTAGAGGTTTTGATACAGCACCTGACATGGGAGATATGACTCCTGACGAAACTCCAGCAGAAGAAGGTAGTCCGATCAGTGGCACTGAAAATGCTCCCACACCGCCAGCAGGCCAAGAAGGATTATAATGATGCGTAGTAACGAGTTTTTAATTGAGTATTATGATGCAGAAGACAACGATTACAGTAATCGTAAAATAGATGACACTCGACGTAACAGGCTAACATTGAAGCATCTTAACAGATTGCGTAAACAACGTGAAGTTCATGCTACGGAATATGCATCTAGAATAGAAAGTATTAAAGACATCTATTCTAAACCAGCAGCCGAATAAAATTTAAAAAAAATGTAAAACAGCACAAAAACTACTTATACAAAGTAGTTTAATCAAAAAGTGCTGTTTTTACTACCATTTGAGCAGGTAAACTGTCTTGGTTGCTAAATAAAACTGTAAACCATCTTGGTAAGCCTGTAAATTTTTTTAAGGAGATTAACAAATGAGCAATCACAAGGATTCACTAGTTAAAGTCCTTGAATATCTTGTTAACGACGAGCGTGAGAAGGCATCTGACCTTCTACACACTATCTTTGTTGAAAAAGCAAAGAATCACTGGTCAGCTATTACTGAAAGTGATGAAGAAGTCGAAGAAGAAATTCAAGACGAAGATCTAGACGAAACAATCGATGTAAGCGATGAGGAAGACGATTTCCTTAGCGACATCGAAACTGCAGAAGAAGAAATCGATAACGAAGAAATTTTCGATGCAGAAGAAATGGACGACGATGAAGCATCAGACGAACTATCATTCGATATGGGTGCTGATGACGACATGGGCGCAGAAGACGACATGGAAGGCGACGACTCTGACGCAGAAGCAGCATTAGCAAATGTTGAAGATGCTATTGCAGAACTTCGTGCAGCATTTGCAGACCTAATGGGTGATGCAGAAGAAGGCGACGAAGAAGCAGAAGAAGGTGATGAAGACGAAAGCATGAAAGCATTCGGCGAATCAGTTGCTCTTAAGTCAGTAAAAGCAAACATGGCAGACGGTAGCGACAATAGTGCAAAGTCACCAGTAGGTAAAGGCGGCAAAGGTCCAACTGATGCAAAGCCACACCCAACTGACACTAAAGTCGAAACCGGTGGTAAAGCACCAGCAGCAAAGCAAATGAGCGTTAAAGGCCCAGAAGGCGGAGCAAAGCTAAGTTCAGCACCAGCACCAAAAAGAGAGATGAAGTAATATGTTTAAGCCACTCACCGAGCACCTAACATATAATCAAGCAAATATCATTACCGAAGCTATTGAAGAAGCTAGCGGTAAGAATTTGTATATGAAAGGTATTTTTATCGAAGGTGATGTGCGTAATCAAAACAATCGCATTTATCCAAAAGATGAAATTCATAGAGCTGTTAAAGCTATTAATGAAAAAATCAAAAAAGGATATAGCGTTTTAGGTGAGGCTGATCACCCTGATGATTTAAACATCAACCTTGATCGTGTAAGTCACATTATCACCGAGATGGATATCGACGGTGCTAATGGTGTAGGTAAACTAAAAATTCTGCCAACTCCAATGGGAAATATTTGTAAAACCTTATTGGAAAGTGGAGTAAAACTGGGCGTTTCCAGTCGGGGAAGCGGCAACGTAAGTGAAAATGGACATGTCAAAGACTTCGAAATAATCACTGTTGACATAGTTGCTAATCCGAGCGCCCCAGATGCATATCCTGATCCAATCTATGAAAGAATTATGAATCATAGACGTGGAAATGTATTAATGGATGTTGCTAGTGCTGTTAAGCATGATGCAAAAGCACAACGTTACCTCCAAGAAGAGGTGACAAAACTTATAACCAACTTAAAGTATAGGAGAGATTAATATGGCTCACGCAATAGATGAACTATTAAGCTCAAAGACGCTCTCCGAAGAGGTAAGATCTTCAATCAACGAGGCATGGCAAGCACAACTAAGTGAAGCACGTGAACAAATCACAGCAGAACTTAGAGAAGAATTTGCACAACGTTATGAAAATGACAAGTCGCAAATTGTAGAAGCAATGGATTCGATGCTAGGTGATGTCATTGCTGCAGAACTTAACGAGTTCAAAGCAGACAAATCCAAGTTAGCTGAAGATCGTGTAGCTTACCGCAAGCATATGATGGAACACGCAAAGGTTCTTGATGGGTTTGTAATGGAAGCACTTCGTAAAGAAGTTTCCGAACTTCGCGAAGATCGTAACGCTCAAAAAGCAAATATGACCACATTAGAGGGTTTTGTTCTTGAGCAACTTACCAAAGAGCTAAACGAGTTTCATGAAGACAAACGCTCACTAGTTGAAGCTAAAGTCAAAATGATAAAAGAAGGCAAGGCTGTAATCGAGTCTGCAAAGCGTGAGTTTGTTGAAAACGCTGCAAAGAAAGTAAATTCTATTCTTGAATCAACTATCAAGAAAGAACTTACTGTACTACGTGAAGATATCCATGTCGCAAAGCAAAACACTTTCGGCCGTAAGATATTTGAAACATTTGCAGCTGAGTTTATGAGCAGTATGCTTAACGAAGGCACTGAAACTGCAAAACTAAACAAAAAAGTCAACGAACTAAGCAGCAAACTAAATGAAGCTTCAAAAACTATCGCTGCAAAAGATGTTCAACTACAAGAATCAGCACGTAATGCTCGTATTGTAGCAGACAAATCAGAAAGAAAAGCCATCATGAATGAAATGATGTCTCCACTTTCAAAGCAGCATAAAGAAATAATGGGTGCATTACTTGAAAGCGTTCAAACAAAAGAACTGCAAAGTGCATTCAATAAGTATCTACCATCTGTATTGAGGGAAGATACTAAAAAAGTAGAAACTAAGAAGGTCCTGAGCGAATCTGCAAAAGAAGTCACAGGTAATAAGCAAAGTGTAGCAGAAGCTGCAGTCGATGCCAATATTGTAAACCTTCGCAAACTAGCCGGACTAAACTAAGGAGACCGAAAAATGAGCAACCTATTTGAAAATTGGTCAGCTACCAAAGAAGCCCTTACCGATGGTCTTACTGGAACAAAGAAAAAAGTAATGGAAACAACTCTTGAGAATACCAAGAGATACCTTGCAGAATCTGCATCCTCAGGTGCAACACAAGCTGGTAACATTGCTACACTTAACAAAGTTATCCTTCCAGTTATCCGTCGTGTAATGCCAACTGTTATCGCCAACGAGATCGTTGGTGTTCAGCCAATGACTGGCCCAGTAGGCCAAATCCACACTCTACGTGTTCGTTACGCTGAGACTTTCGACGGTGTAACTGCAGGCGATGAAGCTCTAAGCCCATTCGCAATTGCAACTGGTTACTCAGGTAACGCAAGCACTAACCGTGCAGATTCTACAAGCGCACTAGAAGGTGTTGCTGGTAAGAAACTAAGCATCCAAGTTCTAAAGCAAACTGTTGAAGCTAAAACACGTAAGCTATCAGCACGTTGGACTTTTGAAGCTGCTCAAGATGCTAACGCAATGCACGGCCTAGACGTTGAAGCAGAAATCATGCAAGCACTTGCACAAGAAATCACTGCTGAAATCGATCAGGAAATCATTGCAAGCCTAAGTTCACTAGCAGGCACTGCAGCTGATACTTACAACCAAGCTGGTGTAAGCGG